ACAGGAGCAGCAGGAGCTAAGGGTAATCCTGGAGCAACAGGAGCAGCAGGAGCAGCAGGAGCTAAGGGTGATAAAGGTAACACAGGATCGCAAGGACCTGCTGGTAATAATGGAACAAACGGTTCTGCTGGTGCTAAAGGTAATACAGGAAGCACTGGACCACAAGGCCCACAAGGCGCGGCGGGATCTACTGGTCCACAAGGCGCACCGGGATCTACTGGTCCATCAGGTGCAAAAGGAAACACTGGGTCACAAGGAGCAACAGGCCCACAAGGAGCAACTGGAGCAGCTGGAAGTGACGCAAATGTTAGTGGTGCAGATGCTGTTCTTTCAGGATTTGGACGATATATATACACATGGAAAAACGGTTTATTAATTTCAGTGGCAGACAATCCAGATATGATACTAGATCCTGTAAAACCAGATTTAGGAGGAGGGCTTCCGATTTTAAAGGGTTAAGCTAGTTTACAAACAATCATAAATAGGTGATTAATATAAGTAAGATTAATAATTAAATATAATAAAATGGCAAAAAAAATTAAAAAAGAAGAATTAAAAAAATTACAAGGCGTAATTAGTGAGTTAAATCAATTCAAATTAAAGATTGGTGACATTGAAGTGCAGAAGCATATATTACTGCATCAAGCAGCTACAATTGAATCTGAAGATCTTAAAGAAATTCAAAGCAACCTAGAAGATACTTATGGAAAAGTTAGCATAGATATTAACGATGGTTCTATAACTGAAATAAAAAAAGATGAGCCTAGTAAGGAAGATTAGTATAGGTAAAGATTATAAAAACGACTCAATGCACTACTCAGTAGGCCAAGAAGTTTATGGTGGTCATACTATAGATTGTATAATAGAAGAAAATGATAAGTACTCTGTATACATAAAAAAAGGTGTGAATGTTTTGCCTTGGAAAGACTTTAATAAAAACATGGCTATATCAGTTGAATATAACTTAGATTATTAATGAAAAGTGTAACCAACTTTATAATCAAACCAAAAGAAACCAGATACAACAATGTTAAAAAAGTAGGTGATAAAGATCTTATATTAAATACTGAGATCTTTACTCACCAAAACGTTAGCAGAAATGCTATAGTTTTAGAGACACCTACAGTAGGTTGTTCAGAGGTTAGACAGGGTGACGAAGTTATAGTACATCACAATGTTTTTAGAAGATGGAAAGATATTAAAAATAGAGAACAAAACTCTAAGTCTTTTTACAAAGAAGACATGTATTTTGTAATGCCAGATCAAATATTTGCTTACAAAAGAAATGATATCTGGAAAGCTGTTAAAGGTTTTAGCTTTGTAAAACCATTAGAGAATAAAGATAAGTTCTCTATGGACAAGGAAGAGCCTTTAAAAGGTGTTATAAAGCATGTAGACCCAAACTTAATGGGTAAAGATATATATTTAAACTCTTTAATTGGGTTTGCACCTAATTCAGAATATGAGTTTATAATAGACGGGCAGAGGTTATACCGAGTTCCCACTAATGCAATTACAATTAAATATGAATATCAAGGAGACGAAAAAGAGTATAATCCAAGCTGGGCATAAAGCAGTTGAAGAGTTAATTAAAGTAGCTAAAGAAGCCATTGTAGATTCAGGAGATGATATAACAGCCGATAGACTTAAGAATGCAGCAGCTACAAAAAAGCTAGCTATATTTGATGCTTTTGAGATATTGAATAGAATACAAGACGAAGAGGATATGTTGAATAATAAAACTAAAGAGACTGTTGAAGAAACGTCTTTTGGTGGGTTTGCTGAAAGAAGATCTAAGTAATGTATAATCAAACTTTATTTAAGGTTGTAGAACCTATAAAAATAAATACCATAAAAAGACTTAACAAGTCTAAAAAATGGAAATACGGTTATAACAAAGAACATGATATTGTTGTTATAAGTAAAACCGGTGAAATAGGTGAAATATACGAAATACAAAACTTTAAAATAGCTTTACCTAAACCATTAAACCCTCATAAATTTAGTGAAGATAAATGGGAAGTAACTGAATATCCTAAGGACCTTAAAAGAATAAAAACAATATTTGATTGGAAAAATTATCCAGATGATTTCAAAAAACAATATATAGATTACATAGAAAATGAGTTTAAAAAAAGAGATGAAGGTTTTTGGTATATTAACAAAGGTGTTCCTACTTACATCACTGGCACTCATTATATGTACTTGCAGTGGTCCAAGATTGATGTTGGGCAGCCAGACTTTAGAGAAGCAAATAGATTATTCTATATATTCTGGGAAGCTTGCAAAGCAGATACAAGATGTTACGGAATGTGTTACCTCAAAAACAGACGTTCAGGATTCTCTTTTATGGCTTCAGGAGAAACAGTCAACCAAGCTACAATATCATCTGATGCTAGATTCGGTATCTTATCAAAATCAGGACCAGATGCTAAAAAAATGTTTACTGACAAAGTCGTACCAATATCCGTTAACTATCCTTTTTTCTTTAAACCAATACAAGACGGTATGGATCGTCCAAAAACAGAGCTCGCATATAGAGTACCAGCGAGCAAGCTTACTAGACGGAGTATCGTTAGCTCTGATAAACCAGAAGAACTAGAAGGTCTAGATACAACTATTGATTGGAAAAACACAGGTGACAACAGTTATGATGGTGAAAAACTAAAACTATTAGTACATGATGAATCAGGTAAATGGGAAAGACCTAATAATATATTAAATAACTGGAGAGTTACAAAAACAACACTGAGATTAGGTTCTAGGATTATAGGTAAATGTATGATGGGATCAACGTCAAACGCCTTAGATAAAGGTGGTGATAATTTTAAGAAACTATATAAAAATTCAGATGTTACAAAAAGAAACCGCAATGGACAGACTAGCTCAGGATTATATAGTTTGTTCATACCTATGGAATGGAACTACGAAGGATTCATTGATACTTATGGCTTACCTGTATTCGACACACCCGAGCAAGAATCTTTTGGGCCACATGGTGAAAATATAGAAACCGGTATATTAGAGCATTGGCAAAATGAGGTTGATGGTTTAAAAACAGATGGAGATGCTTTAAATGAATTTTATAGACAATTTCCAAGAACTGAAGAACATGCTTTCAGAGACGAAACAAAAAACAGTATATTTAATTTAGCAAAAATATACGAGCAAATAGATTTTAACGAAGATTTAAATAACGACTCTCAAATTACAGTTGGTAGTTTTCAATGGGTTAATGGTATAAAAGATTCAACAGTAATGTTTTATCCAAATCCAGCAGGAAGATTTAAAATAAGCTGGGTGCCACCAATGAATAGGCAAAACGTAAGTGTTATTAAAAACGGTATGAGATACCCAGGTAATGAACATATAGGTGCTTTTGGTTGTGATAGTTACGATATATCAGGAACAGTAGACGGTAAAGGCTCTAATGGAGCTTTGCACGGGCTAACAAAGTTTAGTATGGAAGACGCACCGCCTAATCAGTTCTTTTTAGAGTATGTAGCTAGACCACAAACAGCAGAGATGTTCTTTGAAGACGTTCTAATGGCTTTAGTGTTTTACGGAATGCCATTATTAGCAGAAAATAATAAACCTCGTCTATTGTATTATTTAAGAAGGCGTGGTTACAGAGGTTATTCAATGAATAGACCTGATAAAGTTTGGAATAAATTATCAACTGCTGAAAAAGAAGTAGGTGGTATACCAAACTCAAGCGAAGATATTAAGCAAGCCCACGCGGCTGCTATTGAAATGTATATACAAGATCATGTTGGTATAAAGTCTGACAATACATATGGAACATGTTATTTTAACGAAACATTGCAAGACTGGGCAAAGTTTGATATTAATAATCGTACAAAGTTTGATGCGGCTATTAGTTCAGGACTAGCTGTTATGGCTTGTAATAGACATTTGTACAGAGCAAACCCAATTATGAAAAAAGAAAAATTAAACTTAAGCATAGCTAAATACGGACAATCAGGTATGCGTTCAAAACTAATAGAAAATTAATATGGCTGAGTCAGTTGTAAAAGGTTATTTTCCGAGTCAAGTTGTACCTGACGCAGAGAAATTAAGTGCTGAGTATGGTTTACAAGTAGGTAAAGCAATCGAGTACGAGTGGTTTGATGGATCTACATCTAACCAAAAGTATAATCAGCATCAAGCTGAGTTTCATAAACTAAGGCTTTATGCTAGAGGTGAACAACCTATTCAAAAGTATAAAGATGAGTTATCTGTAAACGGTGACTTAAGCTATTTAAACTTAGATTGGAAACCTGTTCCTGTTGTGCCTAAGTTTGTAGATATAGTTGTTAACGGTATATCAGAAAGATCTTTTGATATAAAATGTTATTCTCAAGATCCATACGGTGTTGACAAAAGAACAAAGTATATGGACTCTATACTAAGAGACATGCAAACTAAAGAATTAAGTATGTTTGCTCAAGAAGCTTTTGGTATTTCATTGTTTGAATCTCCTCCAGAAATGCTACCAAACTCTAAAGAAGAGTTAGACTTGCATATGAAACTTAGTTACAAACAAGGTATTGAATTAGCTGAAGAACAAGCTATAAATGTATTGTTAAAAGGTAATAGATATGATTTAGTTAAAAAAAGAGTTAACATGGACCTAGCTGTTATTGGCATGGGCTGCGTTAAAAATACTTTTAGTAAATCAGAAGGAGTTAAAGTTGAATACGTGGATCCAGCTAATATAGTTTATTCTTATACTGAAGATCCAGACTTTCAAGATATATATTATGTAGGTGAAATAAAAACAATACCTATTAATGAATTAAAAAAAGAATTTCCTGATTTAAGTGATGAAGATTTAAAGGCTATACAAACTCAAAGTATACATCAAAATACTTATTCTACTAGTAGGTATAATTCTACTTACTCCGACGATAAAAATCAAATACAAGTTTTATATTTCAATTATAAAACTTATATGAACGAGGTTTATAAAGTAAAAGAAACAGCAACAGGTGCTGAAAAAATAATACTAAGAGATGATACATTTGATCCACCAATAAATGAAATGACTGGTAATTTTGGTAAAATATCAAGATCATTAGAAGTTTTATATGAAGGTGTTTTAATATTAGGTACTGATCATTTATTAAAATGGGAGATGGCTAAAAATATGATGAGGCCAAAAAGTGATTATAGTAAAGTTAAAATGAACTACGCTATAAACGCACCTAGAATGTACAAAGGTAGAATTGATTCATTAGTAAAACGAATAACAGGTTTTGCCGACATGATTCAATTAACACATTTAAAGCTACAGCAAGTTATGTCTAGAATGGTACCAGATGGTGTTTATTTAGACGCAGATGGCTTAGCTGAGGTTGATTTAGGTAATGGAACTAATTATAATCCACAAGAAGCATTAAATATGTTCTTTCAGACGGGATCTATAATAGGTAGGTCTTTCACTTCTGAAGGAGATATGAATCCAGGAAAAGTACCTATTCAAGAAATTCAATCAGGTTCTGGTGGACAGAAAATACAAAGCTTAATAACCAACTACAACTATTACATGCAAATGATAAGAGATGTGACCGGTTTAAATGAAGCTAGAGATGGTAGCACACCTGATAGCAGAGCTTTAGTTGGTGTTCAAAAATTAGCTGCTGCAAATTCAAATACAGCTACAAGACATATACTTCAATCTGGTTTAGCAATTACACAAGAACTAGCAGAAGGTTTATCATTAAGAATATCTGACATATTAGAATTTTCACCTACAAAAGAAGCTTTTATACAAAAAATAGGTAATCAAAATGTAGGTATATTAGAAGATATAGCTAATTTATATTTACATGATTTTGGTATATTTATAGAGTTAACTCCTGATGATGAAGAAAAAGCTTTATTAGAAAATAATATACAAGCAGCTGTTGCTGGTGGTTTGATTGATTTAGAAGACGCTATAGATCTTAGAGAAATAAAAAACATAAAGCTAGCAAATCAATTACTGAAGCAACGTAGAAAAAAGAAGCAAGATAGAGATCAGCAGATGCAACAAGAAAACATGCAAGCTCAAGCTCAAGCAAATGCGCAAGCACAACAGGTTGCTGCTCAAGCTGAAGTTCAAAAATCTCAAGCTTTATTTCAGATACAATCCCAAATGGAGCAACTTAAAGGTCAAATGAAATCTCAACAAATGCAACAAGAAGCTATGTTGAAAAAAGACTTAATGACTTTAGAGTTTGAATTTAACATGAAGTTAAAAGGTATGGAAGTTGATGGAAATAAAAACAAAGAAGCTTACAAAGAAGATCGCAAAGACGAAAGAACAAAAATACAAGCAACTCAACAAAGCGAGTTGATTGATCAAAGAACAAACGACTCGTCTCCAAAAGATTTTGAATCTGCTGGAAATGACAATATGAGTGGTTTTGATATAGGACAATTTGGACCTATGTAATTAATTTTATAATATTTTATTATGGCTAAAAAAGAAAAAGTAGTCGAAGAAGTAGTAGAGCTAGTTGAAGAAACAAAAGCTCCTACAAAAGAGACTGAAAAAGGTGATCTAGTACCTGAAGTTACTGTCAAAGAAGATGGTACTCATAAAATAGATTTTGACAAACTAGTAGCTAAACCTAAAAAAGGTGAAGATGCTAAAGAAGTTAAAAAAGAAGTAAAGGTTGAAGAACCTGTTGCTGTTGTTGAAGAAGAGGTTGCTCCTGAAGAGCCATCTGTTTTAGAAGAAATAACAGAAGAAGAGGTTGTTGAAAAAGCTGAAGAAATTGCAGAAGCAGTTGTTGAGGCTCAAGAAACTGGAAAACCTTTACCAGAAAACATTCAAAAAGTTGTAGACTTTATAGATGAAACTGGTGGAAGTTTAGAAGATTACGTTAAACTTAATCAAGATGTAGATGCTTTAAATGAAGAACAACTACTAGTTGAGTATTATCAAAACACAAGACCTCACTTAGATCCATCAGAAATAAACTTTTTAATAGAAGATAAATTTGCTATTGAAGATGACATGGAAGATGAAAGAGATATTAAAAGAAAAAAATTAGCTAGAAAAGAAGAATTAGCAAATGCTAAAAATCATCTTAATGGCTTAAAAACAAAATACTATGAAGAAATTAAAGCTGGTTCTAGGTTAGCGCCTGAGCAACAAAAAGCTGTAGATTTTTTCAGTAGATATAGTAAAGAAAAAGAGGTTGCTGATAAGCAAACTCAAACATTCAACAATAAAACTAACCAAGTTTTTAATGACGATTTCAAAGGTTTTGAATACAAAGTCGGAGACAAAAGGTATAGGTTTAATGTTAAAAACCCGAATGAAGTTAAAAGTACTCAGGGCAACATCAATAATTTTGTAAAGAAGTTTCTTGACAAAAACAATGAGATGAATGACGCTGCTGGTTATCATAAATCTTTATTCACTGCAATGAATCCCGATGCAATTGCAAATCATTTTTACGAACAAGGAAAGTCTGATGCTATGAGGCAAAGTGTTGCCAATACAAAAAACATCAGTATGGATCCTAGGAAAGGTCAATCAGCAGCACCTACATCAGGTACTACTTATAGATCTGTCGATACAGATGGTTCAACAGTTAAGTGGGGATTTAAAAAAAGAAAATAAATTAACAAAACTTAAAAATTAAAAATTATGGCTTTAGCTGGAACTGGCGCTGAGTTATCACACGTGGTACCTCGCCCAAACAAACTTGCATTTGACAATAACTATTTGTCAATTGCTGATAATGATTTTAACTTTGCAAGACAATTTTTACCAGAAGTTTATGAGAAAGAAGTAGAAAGATACGGTAACCGTACTATCTCTGGTTTCTTAAGAATGGTTGGCGCTGAAATGCCAATGGCTTCTGATCAAGTAGTTTGGTCTGAACAAGGTAGAATTCACGTAGCATCTAATAACGCTACAATCGCAAACACAAACGCAACAAGCGATACAATTACATTAGTAGCTGATCCCGTTGGAAATAGTGACGGATTAACTGCTGCTCAACAATGGGCGTTATATTCTGTAGGTGATACTTTAGTTATCTCTCAAGGGAATTTAACTGTAAAAGCAAGAATACAAAGCAAACCTGCTGGAACTGTTACTCTAGTAGTATCTGCTTATGATTTTGCTGGTATTGTATTAGGTGGTGCTAATAATGCTGGATTTGCTGCTGCTGCAGTAAAACTATTCATCTTTGGTTCTGAATACGCAAAAGGAACTGCAAACGCAGACCAACAATCTGTAGATTCTCCATTCACTAAATTTGATAACAAACCTATTATATTAAAAGGTAAGTATGAAATTAGTGGATCTGATACTGCACAGATTGGATGGGTTGAAGTTGCTACTGAAGCTGGTGCTTCTGGGTACCTTTG